TTCGTAAAAACCTTCCCATTCATAATCATCAACATAAGTTGTAACGTCCCAGTTATGTTCACTATGACTAATATAAATTTTTGCTAACATTTTGTGTCTCCGTTTTATTAAAAGTAACACCTTTTTTTATTTTATATGTATATTATATCATATTCTAATGCATTTGTAAAGTGCAAAACCGTATTTATTTTAACATTAATGATCTGTTCATATTACTTTTTCTCATTAATAATCTTATCAAGGTATTCAAAGAACTCATCCACAATTTGTTTACCCATCATGTTATCAACCGCCCTTCTTTGAGCCTCTTCTTGTTTTTTAGTAATTTTTCTTTTCATATTATATCCTTTTTTATTGTTTATAGTTATATTATATCATAACTACGGCGAAAGTACAGCGCTATCATCAAATAAAAAGGGATATAAAAAGGTATCCCTTAAGGGATATAAAAAGGTATCCCTTAAGGGATACTAAGATTCTTGACTGAATTGTGGTTTAGTTTAATGGCGATAATGCCATTGTAGTTGTCTTCTCGTAATAGAACATTTTCTTGAACTTGATACCACATCTCCATGTAGTTGGTCTCACCACGAGTTTTACAGAGATGGATAATTTCTCTTTTGAATACCCCTTTACCAAGCTCTTCAATAGCCGCGGTAAGTCTATTCGACGAACCATAGTAAGAATCCCAATCGGTTTCAACTATTTTAATTCGTTTTCGTTTCTTGCCCTTCAATGGTTTTAATTTACGTTTGGTGTAAAAATACTTCCTTCCAACATAATCATACCCATTATCAGTATTGGTGATGCGATATATAAAACCGTAGTTTTCACCAATATCTTCCTTTTCAAATTTTTTGCCATTATATATCCATTCCATTAATATATTTATTAGTGCTCATCATAAATCATCTATACTGAAGTCTTCATCTTTACTCGAGTCGATGGCGGCAATATAATTTACAGATTCGATTTCTTGTGGTGCGCTCTTAACATTGCTTGAATCAAGGTAGTTCTCAACCCACGGTAATGGATTGTTGCCAATACTCAAGCCTAACTTAGATGGATTTAAACCAATGTTGGTCATGCGTATTGCGAAGATATAGTCCATGTATTCTTTCAGAATATGTTCATTCATACCAATCAGAGGTGTACCCTTACTGAATAAGTATTCAACCCACTCCATCTCTTCTTTGTATGCTGTCTCAAACATATCATAAGTTTCATCCTCTAGTTCTTCTATAATCTCCACGAACCCTTCGGACTTATCTGTTCTTAACATTTTAAGTACTCTTTGGAATACATCTAAATGCACCATTTCATCTCGCGCAATTAGCTTAAAGATATTACTAGAACCCGCCATCAATTTAGTTGGTTGTTCAGAGAAACTCCAATTAGTAACGAATGTACAGAAGAATCTAATACCTTCGAACATATTAAGAACTAACGCTGCTTTATAAATTGCAGTCTTAATTAGTTTCTCATCAACTTCAGGGTATATCTTAGCCATGTTATTAGCATTACATGTTGCATTAGCATCCATCTTATCAAAGATATCGGTCGCCCAATCAAATGCGCCTAGAATACTTGCCGCCCTCTTTTGGATGTGTTCATCACTAGTAATAGAATCAATGAACTTATCTACATCATTATAGATAGCTCTTACCATTTCAGTATATGATTCAGAATGAAGTAACTCATTATTCTGATGATTCGTTATATATAGTTCCCACTCTGGGTTGTTGGAAATACCACCGTTATTGAATAGTTGTAATGGGGCGCGACCTGCACAGGAGTCTAATGTAATTGCGAACTTTAAACCCGCCTCATAAATATGTCTACCCGCTTCATCAAGACTATCAAAGTCTTTCTTCTCTTTACTCAAATCAATTTCATTCTTACTCCAGTTTCCTATTGCACGCATCTCTTCAGCAAAGTCTAGAATCCACGGGTATTTTGGGTCGTGGTATGTTTGAATATTTCTATGACAAGAATTCTCACCAAGAAATAATGTTGTTCCCTTACTATATACTGTTTCACCTAAACTAAATATTTTGCAACTCATGCTATAACTCCTATATTGAACAAGCACCTGACTCACAGCCAGATACGATTACTTCACTTGTGTTTTCTTTATCCTTACTACGAATATAATATAAAGACTTAAGTCCATACTTGTACGCGGTAATGATGTCTCTTTTTACTCTATTACTATCTAAAACTTTCCCCTCAATCTTAGTTAAATCATACCATTGATTGACACTCATGCCTTGGTCGATAAACTTCTGAAGGATAGCCATTAACTTGATGTATTCGGAACTATCATTGTTTGGCATATACCATGCCTTCATATAATACTTTTCTTTATCATAATCTGGTATTAAGCTCTTAACTGTATAAGATGCACTCTCAAATGTATCGGTCACACTCTGAATTGGGTCAATACCCTGTGTAGAATTACTTACAAGAGAAGATGATGCAGTTGGTGGAATGGCAGACAATGCAGTATTTCTCATACCATACTTTTTAATATCTTTTCTTAATCCAGGCCAATCACATAATAGTTTATTATCCACTAATTGATCTACATTCTTATTATATGTATCAATAGGCAACTTACCCTTCGAGTATTCTGTTAAGTAGAAGTATTCACAAGCGCCACGTTCTTTAGCTAATTCCATTGAAGCTTTGATTAGACCATATTGGAATCTCTCCGCCCATCTATGAGATAGCTCTTTACTCTTGACTGTACCCAATCTAGCCTCCGACTTAGCAAGGAAGTGAGCAAAATCTGAAATGCCAATGCCAAGGAATCTATAACCCTTCGTTGGCCATTCAGTTGCGTCCATCGGGTATTCTTGAATATCTATTAAGTTATCGAGAAATCGTACCATAATGCTAGTAAGCTTATCAAGTCTTGTAATGTTAGATAGCTTACCAAAGTTGATACAGCCGAGAATACAAAGTGATACTTGACCATTATCTAGATCATAATCATCAATACATTCAAACTTAGTCTGTTTTAATCCATCGAACTTCATAGCCTTAGTTGGCAAGAATATTTCGCTGCACAGATTTGTTTGTGTTACCGGTTCAGAGAACATACCTTGCTTGTTAATGTTATCAATGAAGTGTATGTAGATACGACCAGTACCAACACGTTCCTTAACAAGCTTATTGAAGATTTCGCTCGCAGGTATTTTTATCTTTCTTATGCCACGCTTATTCTCATATTCAATATAAGTCTTGGTGAAGTCATTCTTACCGTATGTATCAAATAGTTTAGGTACTTCCTCTGATGAGAATAATGTAAAGTCTTCCTTCTTCATCAATCTATCAATAAAGATTGATGGGATGCCAATAGTATAATCAATGAATCGTGCTCTCGTAGTATTACTTCCTTGATTGTTCTTATATTCTAAAATATCCATTATCTCCCAATTGAAGATAGGATAGTTAACTACAGTAGCACCACTACGTAATGAGTTTTGCGTGAACTGTTTACTCGCGGCTTCTACTGTCTTAAGTAGAGGTAGAGCACCGGTATGTTTAACAGTATTGTTCTTGACTGGTGCTAGGATACCTCGTATTGGGCCCATATCTATACCAATACCAGCTCTCTTGGCGGTCATCAGCGATAGTGCGTATTCGGAAGATAGAATAGACTCGGCCGAATCGCCCATCTTAATCTTACAACAAGAAGAGAACATCTTCAGTTGAGTACGTACACCACTAATGATTGGAGTGGGTAGTGAGATTTCATCATCCTTCAAAGCATTATAAAAATCGACAATTAGCTTAGTTCTATTCTTCTCTTCAGCAAAGATAACCATTGGAATAAGCATGAATGTCTCTTGCGGCATCTCCAAAAGCTTATCAGTCTTGACATCTTTAATAAGATATTTGCTCTCCATTTGAACAATGGATGCATAACCTCTATTGAAGTTATTATCATAATCTAAGAATGTGCCTAATTCAACAATATCTTCATTAGTATATGAATCTAAGATGTCGGCCGAGTATAATTTAGATTCTACACGTTCTTGAACATATTGCAAGAACGGAATGGCGGTGAATGACGAATATACCTCTTTGCGCATATGCGAAATAAGAAGACGTCCCGCATAGATATCATAGTCTGGTTCTACGGGGCTAATCTTCTCAGCCGCAGACTTAATCAATGTTTGCTGTATATCAACCGTTGATATCTTGTTTACGAATTTAATATGCGCGCTTAATGCTGTGTCTGATACAGATACCGCCAATCCATCCGAGCATATCTCTAATATTTCATGTATCTTATCTACATTTAATGCTTCTAATGAGCCGTTTCTTTTCTTTACATATATGTTAATCATATCAATACCAATTTTTACCGCTTAACATTTCCTCTGTCTGTCTTGTAGCAAGATCAGCGCTCGGCTCTTTAAATTTACCATAAGAGATTTTAATCAATCTTTTCCAATTCTTTTCACCACATTTACATGGCTTTAAGTCTTCACATAGAGTCTCAGACCATTTTATAATTTCGTTAATCTCCTCACCACAAGATTCACATTTAAAATCATATATCGGCATTATATTTTTCTCCATTCATTAATCATCATCTTGCATTTTAAGCCAGAGTATGAATTGTTAATTATATCTTCCCTAATTTCTACTGGATCTACCCCATTGATAACCCATTCATTAATGTCTTTCCCTTCTACAATCGGGGGTAGCACCGCTACACGATAACCCCTATCTACATATCTCTCCATCATCTGTATAATTTCTTTATTGCGAGGCTCTCTATCAAAGGCAAATATAATTTTATCCTTCGGGAGTCCTTCGATGTGTGATATACTCGATCCGGCCATGGCCAGTGCGTTGTCTATAAATAATGAATCTATAGGTCCTTCAACAACAATAATATCATCCTCTACATCAATTCTTTCCAATCCATATAATTTATCAACTTCCAATATTCGTATGGTTATATAACGCATCTCAGTATCGGCTTCATACGATCTACCCTGAATATAAGTTAGCTCACCATCCATTGAATAGAACGGAATTATCAGGCGCGCATCGTCTTTCTTAGTATCAGGGAATTTATTGGGTACAATGGTATTTATAAATGCTTTGAACCCATTTGTGTGGAATAGTAAATTAAATTTGTCTTCCGGTATTTGTCGCGACCTAACATATAATACGGCGGGGTGGTCATCATCCAATGTATCGAGGGATGGTATGGATAGATCTTCTTTAAACTTCTTTTCAAATATAGGCTTCTTGAATGTATACGATGGTTTATCTTCACTCTTTTTACCAAACTTCTCAATTCTATATTCTGAATAGATGTTGGGAAAGAATTGTTTTAAGAATTTATCGAAGGGTTGTGCATAACTACAGTTAAAGCAGTGGGCCCAGGCTTTGCCTTTATTTTCATATATCCACCCACGAGCTTTAGACTTGCTCTTATGCGAATCACCACATACCGGACATCTGAAGTTGAATTGATTTTGACCTTTATCCTTAAATCGTTCTAAGTGAAGGCCGGCACGGCGAATGTATGCGTTGTCAATATAATCCATATAGTTATATTATAACATAATATGCCATAAAAGTAAACTAATTAGAACAAAAATTCGCAGTTTTTACATGTGTCTTTGAAATCCTCTGAGTCGAGGGTTAGGCATGGCATTCTACCAATATTTTCAACCATAATCTGTTCGGCAAAACAATCCTCACGTATATCACAGTGTTGGCAACAAACCTTGGGCTTGTATTGTTTATATTTACAGATTTTAGTTATTTTAGATGCATCACAAAAATATTTCATAGTATATAATAATTTAGTTAATGGTGAGGTTCCCATCTTTTAGAACCGGCGGCTCTGCGCAGGACAGTATAAGCACCGGTCGCTCTATCTTGAATCATGATACCGGCCTTGGAATTAATCTTGGCCCAGTTTTTGATGCCTTCGTATCTATCATC